CCTGCCAGTAGCGGCTTTTCCTTAAATTTTTCCAACAGGATTTTTTCAATAACGTCATGTGGCCCACATTGCGGCACTAATTCCAAGGGCGGCGTTGTTTCTATTTCTTGTTGGACTAAATCCTCTTGCGACATCATCAAATCGCTAGGCTGCACAGCTTGATCCGATTGGCAGGCGGCTAGAAATAACGTGAGCATAAAGATTGATACTCTTGCCATCACTGCCCTCCATTAATTAAACCGCGCTGCTTGTCCTTGAGTTTCTCAATATCCAGCCTTAGTGATTTGGCTTCTTCTTTTGTATCGGAACGCAGTGTTTTCACATCCTCTTTCAGTCGAGTGATGTTCACCTTGTTCGACATATTTTCCTCAAGTCTAGCTTGGATTTTTTCTTGAGCCGCCGAAATGGATTCAATCAAAAGAAATTGCTCTTGATCGCTAGAGGTTACGCCAAGTTCGCCACGCGGAAACTTAATTCTGAATTGGTTATTGCGGTCTATGTCGGCTTTAAGTTCTCTAAGCCCCTGCTCCAAATCCTTGGTAATTAACTGCTCGAAGACCTCTAAACGCTGGAGCCTAGATTGGACTTCAAATAAAGCCCAGCTACCTAGCGAAATGGCAATGATTATAGAAATTAAATTACGGATGGGCATGGATATGGCAGATGTATCGCTCACCCGTATTTGATCGTCTGCCATTATTGCTTGCCTAAATGTTCAACAGGTAGCCATTTTGTGCCATCCTCGCCAGCGTCAAATTTGCGGAGAACGATTTTGGCTTTTGCACATTCCCACCGCGTACCAACGCCGCGTCCCTGACGAAGAATCTTTCGTTTTACCCGTAAGCAAACCGCCATTGATTCTCTGTCAGTGTATTCTTTAAGGCTTGAGTTCAAAAACAGGTGCAGCACCCACCCGTCAAATACCTTTTCGTTAGCTACCGCAGCCTTGCCAAAACATATGGTAAAGCAGCAAGCCAATAATAATGATCTTGCCATAATCTAGATTCCATATTGCAGAGTTACCCCCGAAGGTGTTTTCCCACCAGCGCAAAATCTTATCCATTTTTCTCTTTCACCGCCTGTCTCCAACGCCAGATAAGGAATGCAAGTGAGGCCGACAGAAGGGCTATGCTTAACAGTGTGTCCACAATGCCCAACCATGAAAGTGCTACAGCACCAAATCCTTGAGTCGCTGCCGCAATGTCTTTAGCTTCCATCGTCTTCTCCGTTGATTTTATGGTCGAGCATCCTGTCATCACCGACCACTCTGCGGAGGTCATGCCCACTTATTTTTGACGAGGGTATGTATTGCCAAGTGCGTCCGTATTTTCCTTGGCGTTCAAATATTGTTTCTTTTAATCCTATGTGAATGATCGTGACTTTGTCGCCGTCTAAAATACAAGTGTCCATCGGCTCAAAACCGGGCGTCAGTTTCCACTTAATCGACGCAATGAGATCAGATGCCCAATCGCGTATGGCAAGACCGACAATAACCGTAACAATAAAACCCGCCCAGACTAACCAGCTTTGAGGAAGTTCAATTTCTGGCATTACCTGATTGGCCCTTGTTCGTAGGCGTTGAGCAACATAAGGGCCATTAACGACATCACCACGGCTACAGTTGCAAACTTCCCCGCCTCTATGAAATATTTTTTATACCTTGCACGGGCTTCGGCTTCTTCCTTTTCTCTGAGAGCCGCCGCTTCACGCTTCGCATGAATCTTTTTGGCCTTTACTCTAGCGTGCGCTAACTCAATTTGTTTAAATGTTCCATGCCCGAATTTAGCATCTATTGTGATAGCTAATTGCGTCATCATTTCCTGATGTTCACGCTTGGCTAACTCAGCCGCCGCAACATTGGCAAATGTCGTTTCTGATTCTGAATCATCGCCTGTGCGTTGCCGTAAAATTCTTTGCAGCTTGGTCGGTTCTTTTTTTTCGGCTGCATCTTCAGTGTGCTTCTCAGCCGCATCTCTTAAATGAAAAACTTTATTTAGATGCCCCGCTAGTTCCCCAACAGATTCCGTTGTCTCCATTAAATCATTGATTGCGGAAACTGCGCTTTTTGCTCCTTTGTATGCCGCTACCGCAGCAGCCAGTGTCACTGGTTCCATAATCGCGCCTTTTTTTCATTTCACTGGTGAGCGCATAGCGGCGTAACCGCCACATTTGTGACGCTAATGTATGTTGAGATTTTGGGAGATAGATTGAGCCGATTTTAATCAGGCTTGGCGTTCGCGTCTTTGACAGCCTTAATGGCTTTATACCATTCGCCGTCCTTGTCGCCTTTTCCGGCAGTCATGTCGTGGAAAAGCATATCAAGTTGCTCACCTAAACTTGGATATTGCCGCTTCATTTTATATTCATTATCCGCAACCCAAGCATCGTGAGCTATTTCCTTATCAACCTTGGCCTCAATTTCAGCATCCGAAAGATTGATTTCTCTCGCCACGTTGTCTTCACCAACAACGGAAGCCGTCTTATATTTATTGCCCTTCGCCGCAATTTGTTCTGCTGTCGCCATAATCAACTCCGCGCTCGTCTATATTGCATACATTTTCCTCCAGTGAAGGAACCACTCGTCATGTCAAATTGGATACAGGTATGCGCTTCCGCCGACCCATTGTAGAAGCCGCTTGACCATTTAGTTTGGAGGGCTGGAGTACCACCATATACAGAACCTTGCCCCTGCCACATGGTCTTATTTGCAGAGGCCGGATCACGAAGTTCAAGGACCCACGATGGGATACGAGTGTCAGTCGCAGTTCCCATGCCTTCATTGTTACTGTCAACAAGGTGCGCTCCATTTGTGGGTTCAGACGAGTTTGAGTTTCCAGCCCTATTAATTCCAAGAACCTGACTAATATAATCTGCGGTTCTGTAAGTTGGGCCAGAAACGCCAAATTGAGCAATCACACCAGCGTATTGCGTGTCGCCAGTAACATTTTCAAGGACGTAGCAATAATCGAAACCACTTGACATATTCGTAAAAGCAAAAGTTGCTCCACTTGTTGTGACATTGGAGACATATTCCCAACCGCCACCGCCAGCAGCAGCCCATTTTAGACCTGACGTTTCGCCGCTGTCTGCGGTTAAAACATGATTGTTTGTGCCGACCGCTAACGCCACTGGGTCAGTTGCGCCATCTCCAACTACAATACTGCCCTTTGCCAAGGCACTCATTGCCGTAATGGCACTTGTGCCACTACCCAGCAATATGCCGCCATCAGTCAAAGTTGAAGCACCTGTGCCGCCATCTGCAACTGGGACATCAGTGCCGCCTGCGCGATAAATCGCATTACCCTCAATCGTCAGATCACCCGCGCCAGACCGTGCAAGCGTTGTGTCGCTGGCTGCTCCAATATTGACCGCTGTAAATTGTGGGCTGTCGCCGGTGCCTAGCCCCAGACTTGTACGCAAAGTGCTGCCAGTTTCTAGTACAAAGTTTGAACCATCACCAACAATCACGCCACTATCTGTAACCGCTAACCCAGCAACGTCTGCAAGCCGACCCGTTGCAGCAATGGTTCCGCTTGAAGTAATTGTGCCGCCCGATAATCCTGTGCCAGCCGTGATGCTTGTTACCGTGCCGCTGTTAGAAGGTTGCACCTTACTAAACACCAATGCGTCACTGTCCAGCGTATTGCCTGCGTTACTGGTGCAGAGATAAATCGTGTCGGCGTTTGTCGTTCCTTCTTGGATCGCAATAAGAGCACCAACGTGCTCGTCGTATGTGTCAAAGAGATCGTCACGGGCGGGTGATGAGCCGACAACATAGATGCCGTTTTGCTCTGCGCTGCTTTGATCTTTAACAAGGACAAGGTCATTGTTAGCAAGCGTCACACCGTCAAGCGTGTCGCCGTTATTTAACGCAGTAGCAATTGTGATGTCGGCAGTCGTCGCCGCCCTGACCGTGCCGCGCTTGCCCATCCCTAATAAAAGATTATCGACATAGATTTTGGTGGCCGCATGATTGTTGCTGCTGGGGTCACCAGCAAGGGTCAAGTTGCCCGTCATCGTGCCGCCTGCTAATGGCAACGCGCCCAACGTGGTCAGCATATCGCCGGTACTAGCATCGTCTAATACGGTGCGTGCCGCTGCGGTAAAATCAGCAACCCCCGCTGATCCGCTGCCGGTAAAGTAAGGCAGCTTGTTGGCGGCTGATGTTAGACCGGCAAGTGCCGCAAGGTCGGCATCATAGGCTTGAACGTGTGTGCCGATGGTCAGACCTAATGACGCCCTAGCCGTGGCCGCGCTTTCGGCAACAAAGTTGCTGCCGTTACCGACTATGAAATTGCCGTCTGTTACCGCAAGACCAGCAACATCTTGAAGCTGTGCGTCAAGCCGCGCATTAGGCAATGTGCCGCTGGTAATCTTACTTGCATCAACATGACCGTTGGCGTCGAGCTTGCTGACACTGATTGCCAAAGTTTCTGAAGATAGACTGCCGCTGTCCCAGCTTACCGTTACAGTTGTATTAGTTGAAAATGCGCTGGCCGTTATGACGCCGTAGATTGTACCCGTGCT